TAAGTCTATGGGGTTTAACGATTTAGCGAACGCACTCTATTCAAATCAATCTAATTAGGAGTTTTTAAAAAATGGCTACTTTAACCGCTACAAACTTAACGCTGGCCGATTGGGCCAAACGGGTAGATCCACAAGGTCGTACACCTGTTGTTGCTGAACTATTGAACCAAACCAACGAAGTTCTAGACGATGCCGTGTTCAAGGAAGGTAATCTTCCTACTGGCGAACGTGTAGTAATTCGTACTGGTCTTCCGTCAGTTTACTGGCGTGCTCTTAACCAAGGTATCCCATCAAGCAAATCAACCACTGCTCAAGTGGATGAGGCTTGCGGTATCCTGGAAGCTCGCTCAGAAGTTGACAAAGATCTGGCCATGCTTAACGGCAATTCGGCTTCTTTCCGTCTATCTGAAGATACTGCTTTCTTGGAAGCAATGAATCAGACTCAAGTTAAGACTTTGTTCAAGGGCGATCCTGGTGTCGATCCTAAACAGTTCTTAGGCTTGCAATCTCGTTATAGCTCTACTACTGCTGGTAATGGTACAAACGTATTAAGTGCAGGTGGTTCTAGTAACCTTACTTCTATATATCTTGTTGTATGGGGCGATCAAACAGTTTATTGCACTTTCCCAAAGGGCAGCAAAGCTGGCTTGATGCATGAAGATCTTGGCGAACAAACTGTTTATATGGAAAGTTCTGCAGGTGCAGGTACTGCTTCTTCAGCTAACCGTATGCAGGCTCTGGTAACTCGCTATCAGTGGAAAAATGGTCTGGTTGTTAAAGACTGGCGTTATGTTGTTCGTATTGCAAACATCGATACTTCAGCATTAATGGCTGGTACTGGTACTCAAGCTTCTGGTGCTTCTACTGAATTGGTTTCATTGATGGCTCGCGCTATCTATCGTATTCCTAATTTAGCTATGGGCCGACCAGCGTTCTACATGAATCGTACAGTGCATTCTGGCCTGTCTGTTCGTGCAATGAACAAGTCTGCAAACGTATTGAAAATCAACGAAGGTCTAACCCAATTTGGTACGCCAAGTAGCTGGGTATCTTTCCTTGGTGTTCCTCTACGCCGCTGTGATCAATTAGATAATAGCGAAACCGCAGTAAGCTAATCGGTACCAATTAATTTATAGGAGTTTTTTAAATGTTTATTGAAAATTTTTCAGTTGTTTCTGGAACAATTCCAGCTACTGGTAATGCTACAGGTCAGGCAGCTTTGCCTGTTTCTGGTACTCCAGTTGTTTCTACCAATACTATTGACACTGGCAGTGCCAATTCTTTTGACCTTGGTGAAGGTGAAGAAGTATACATGGTGTTTAACATCGTGACTGCTTACACCTTGCTAACGTCACTAACGTTGGAAATTATTGGTGCAACAGATACGGCATTGTCTACTGGTATAGTAAGCCTTGGTTCATTGACTGTTCCATTAGCAAGCTTGACTGCTGGTGCTTGGTTTGCAGTTCGCGTTCAACCACAAATTGGCGTGAAAGGCATTCGTTACCTTGGTGCTCGTTACAGCACCTCTGGTACTACTCCAGGCGCTGGTGCTGTATGTGCTTACTTAACCTTGGATATCCAAGATGGTAAGAAGTTCTACAGCTCTGGCTTCTCTGTAACCTAATAATCTATTAATTTAGATTTGCAGTAACATGGGGGCCATCGGGAAACTGGTGGCTCCCTTTTGCTTATAGTCGGAGACAGATATGGCATCAGCCGTAGATATTTGTAATTTAGCTTTATCTCACATTGGAGATACGGCAGATGTATCTAGCATTAGCCCACCAGAAGGATCCGCTCAAGCAGATCATTGTGCTAAGTTTTATCCAATTGCTAGAGACTCTTTGCTTTCCATGCATTGCTGGTCATTTGCCACTAAAAGGGCTTTATTAGTTCAAGTGGAAAATCCATACAGCCAATGGAATTATGCTTATTCATTACCAAGCGATTTGATGTCAATTATTTCAATACTTCCATCAGACGCAACAAGTGACTATTCGATGGCATTTTCCCCAGCGGATAATATCCTATGGAATATTAATTCATCACCAGGTAATGCAGTAACTGGGTACACACCACAGGCTTATGCTTTAGAAATAGACTCAGTTGGTAATGATGTTCTGTATACAAATCAGGCTGATGCAATGATTAAATATACTAAATACACCACAGATACTTCTAAATTCTCACCTAATTTTACTGTTGCTCTAAGTCATTTACTTGCATCATATTTAGCCGGGCCAGTAATTAAGGGAGATGTTGGAATTAAGGTATCTACAGAACAATTAAAAATTGCAATGGGATATGTATCAAAGGCTAGAGAAGACGATTCTGGCCACGGCAAAAATGTTATAAGCCATATTGTTCCATGGTCAGCAGGTAGATAATAATGCCTACAACTAGAGTTTATACACGTTCATTTGGAAGTGGAGAATTATCTCCAGAAATGTACGGAAGAATTGATAGCGGAAACTATCAGGCTGGCGCTGCTCTTGTGGAAAACTTTATTACCACTCCACAAGGCGCACTAAAAAATAGACCTGGTTTTAAATATGTTTCAGAAACAAAATACTCAACTAGAAAATGCAGGCTAATACCTTTTGCTTCTTCATCTGAAGAAACTCTTGTTTTAGAAATTGGCCATCAATATACACGATTTCATAAAAATGGATCTCCATTGCTTGTTCCATTTGCATATCAAGCAATTTGGGTAAATACATCTACTTATGAAGCTGGCCGCATTGTTCGTGATGGCGGTAATAGATTTTGGGCTAGAAAATCTTCATTAAATAAACCGCCTGCTACAAATCCTGATTATTGGTATTCTCTTGATACTATAGATATAAATGGTAGCACCTATGCCATTTTAGAAATACCGTCTCCATGGATTGAAGAAGACATTTTTGATGTTCACTATGTTCAATCAAATGATGTTATTACATTTGTGCATCCTGACTATACAACATATGAATTGCTTCATTATGATGATTATAAATGGAATTTCAATACTGTATTGTTTGATCAAAAGATATCTGCACCTACATCAGTTAGTGTTACTTTTTATAGGCCACCATCAGATACTGTAACTAATGTTGATACATATCAATATGTAAGTTATTGTGTAACTGCTATTGCTGCAGATGAAGTAAGCGAATCTGAGCAATCATCAACTGCTCAAGTTAACTGTAATATATATATTGGTGGGGCAAAAAATACAATTTCTTGGAGCGCTGTAACTGGAGCAACTTATTATAATGTATATAAACAGCAAGCTGGTATTTTTGGATTCTTAGGAAGAACAGACAGCTTATCATTGGTTGATGATAATATCGCACCAGATTTAAGCATTACACCACCAACATATGATTCAACATTTAATTCTACTGGTATTACTTCCGTTCCTATAACTAATGGTGGAACTGGATATGGGTTAACTGCAGTTGGTGGTGAAATAACTTCAATAAGACAATTTGCAACTTACACCAGGAATGCTTTAGATAGTACATATCATCCAGTAACTGCATACCTAACAGATCCTACAGGATCTGGATGTACATTATATGTAAATTGGTCTGCAACTTTATTTTTTGGTAATTACAAAGTAAGCATCTCATCAATAAATGTTACAACTAGAGGTTCAAATTATACAAATCCAACATTGCATATAGTATGGGGAACTCATGGAGACTTTGTTCCTAGTGATACATTTGGAGTTATATACACTCCACCTACTCTTGGTGAAGTAACTTTACAAGTAACAGATTCAGGAGGTGGCAGTGGAGCAGTATTGACACCTTATGTTTCTTCCACTGGTGTAATTACTGGTATTAGAGTTGATAAATCTGGGTCTGGATATGTTAACCCAGTTGTATCTGTAGTTAATGCATATGGTGGTACTGGAGCAGCATTTGGTACTCCAGTTCTTGGTGGCCAAGTAGGATTTCATTCTGTAAGTTATTTTGAGCAAAGAAGAATATTTGCAGCAACAAAAGCAAATCCTCAGACATTATGGTTTACAAAATCTGGCACAGAAGGAGATATGAGCTATTCTTTGCCAACCAGAGATGACGATAGAATTAAATTCCAAATTGCAGCTAGAGAGGCAAGTACAGTTCAGCATATTGTTCCATTGAACCAATTGGTTTTGCTGACAAGTTCTGCAGAATGGAAAATAAGTTCAGTAAGTTCTGATTATTTAACTCCATCAACTATTTCAGTTAGGCCGCAATCATACGTTGGATCTAATGCAGTACAGCCTGCTGTAATTAATAATACAATGGTGTATTGCGCATCTCGCGGTGGCCATGCTCGTGAGCTTGGTTATTCATGGCAGGCTAATGGATTTATCACTGGAGATTTATCTTTAAGAGCAATTCATTTATTTGATGGATATCAATTGAATGATATGTGCTATCAAAAATCACCATTACCAATTATTTGGTTTATATCATCTACTGGAAAATTATTAGGGTTTACCTATGTTCCAGAAGAGCAAATTGGAGCTTGGCATCAGCATACAACAGATGGTTCATTTGAGTCTTGTGCAGCTATATCTGAAGGAAATGAAGATGGTTTGTATGTAATTGTAAATAGAACAATAGGTGGCGTAACAAAAAGGTTTGTTGAAAGGCTTGAATCTAGAGCATATACAGATATTGAAGATCAGTTTTTTGTAGATTCAGGTAAGTCATTTGATGGAACAAATTACACTGCTACATTAATGCGTGCATATGCAACTACTCCAATAGTTCCACCAGCAGAATATTTACCGTCAACTCCATTAACTTTAATATCTAGTGCATCTGGAACATTTGCTTCTACAGATGTTGGTGATGCAATAATTCTTACTAGTGCAAATGGAACAAAATATAGATTGACTATACAGTCATATGTGAATGGAACTACTGTAAATGTTTTAAGCGACCTTGCATTAGCTGAAGATTTGAGAAATGCATTGACTGCTAATTGGGCTTGGGCAAGAGATACCATGAGTGGTCTTAGTCATTTAAATGGCAAAACAGTTTCTATACTTGCAGATGGAGCTGTATTAAGCCAACAAGTAGTTTCAAATGGAACTGTTACACTAGTAAGGCCATATGCAAAAGTACATATAGGATTGCCATATCAATCCAATCTAGAAACACTTCCTCTTGTAATTCAAAATACAGACGGATTTGGCCAGGGAAGAAGCAAAAATATAAATAAGGCTTGGTTGCGGATTTATAGATCATCAGCAATGTTTGTCGGCCCAAGTGAAGATAATTTGGTAGAGGCAAAGCTACGAACTACTGAAGCCTATGGATCTCCAACAGAGTTAAAATCTGAAGTAGTGCAATTAGTCTTGAATCCATCCTGGCAAGAAACTGGGAAAATATATGTAAGGCAAGTTGACCCTCTTCCTTTGACAATTTTGGCCATAACAGAAGAAGTTACCATAGGCGGCTAGTGCCCATGGGAATTATTAAATACATTATAATTTCAATGTATTTTTGGAGAAATCAATGCCTGGATACATGATCAACGATCTAAGCACTGTAGCGCCAGTTGACGTAGGTAGAGGTTATCTTCCTGCCGCTGAACCGCCAGTTGACGCAGGTAGCGGTTCTCCTCCTGCCGCTGAAGGGCCTGCTTCTGGGTTAACTCCTGGCGTCATGATGCTTGGATTTAGCATCATTAGTAGCGCAATAGGAGCTTACTATTCTGCAAGATCATCACAATTGCAATATGAATCTCAGGCTATGACTTTAAAGTTCCAGCAAGCAATTGCTGAACTGAATAGAAATAGAGCTGAACTCACTGCTCAAGACATTTTAAGGGCAGGGGAAAAGGAAATTGGAAAATACACCCTTAGAGCCGGCCAACAAAAAGGAGCGACCAGAGCTGCTATGGCTGCCCGTGGAGGCGCTTTAAATGTGGGATCTAATATGGAAATTAGAGCATCACAAGATATCATTTCAGAAATTGATAAATTGACTATTGAATCAAATACTGTCAGAGCAGCATATGCAGCTAGAACTCAAAGCACAAACTATCAAACTGAATCTACATTGCTTGGCGTAAGTGCTCAAAATGCCATGGCTAGTGCCAGATCTATATCTCCAGGAATGGCAGTTGGTGCAAATTTATTATCTGGCGCAGGCCCGTATATGAGCTATTTAAAGTAGGATAAAAAATGCAAGTTCCATTAATGACACCGCAAGTTGAGGAAAATGTAACTTCTCCAGGCGCATATACAGCTCCACAAGTCAGGCCAATGGAAAATTATGCTCCAAAGCAAATACAAGATTTTGCTAAGGGGATGAATGATTTTGCACAGGGATTAATGCATTATCAAAATAACGTAGATGATGCAGCAGTAAAATCTGCTGATGCAGATGCATTGGATGCTCTTACTCAAATCTCTAGAGACTATCAATCGCAGGTTGGAGAAACTGCAGTTAATGCAGAAGGATATGCACTAAAAAATTCCGAAGATGCAATTAAGAAATCTAGTGAAAAATTACAAAATCCAGTTCAGCGTCAAATGTTCTCTGAATTGGCAAAGAGAAGATTAATTACACAGTTCGATCAAATTAAAGGTCATTCTTTGGCTCAGGCTCAAGTATGGCATGAGGGGTCTTCACAGCTAAGAAAAGATAAAGCTGCCGGGTCAATGGTTTTGAACGCTCCATATTTTGATGCTAAAGACCAGGATGGCAAACCTACTGGCCCATATAATGAAGCAAGGAATACTGTTATTGCAGAATCATTAAGTTATGCTCAATTGAAAGGCTATGACAAAGAAATGGCACAACAATTGGTTGCCAAGAATCTGGCAGAAGCAGATGCTATGGTTATTCAGAGATTTGTTTCTGATGATAATAATGCTAGAGCCAAGAGCTTTTTAGATTCTCACGAAGAAGAAATAATGAAAGGCCGGCCAGATATGATTGACCAAGTAAAAAATCTGGTTGAAAGTCATTCAAAAACTACAGACGAAGTAAAAATATATAGACAGCTTTCTCAATTGCCTGGTGGATATTCTGCTCAACTAAAAGCATTAAATGATGCTGTAGATAATGGAAAATCAATTGCTGGTATAAAAAATGTATCTGAATTTTATAAGTCTGTTAAACAATCTTTAGAGCATGACAAAAGTGTTAGAGATGAAAATCAAAATAAAAATATTGCATCAATACTTGGTCAAGCACAAGATGATGCATACAAAAATCCTGGTATGACTGTTTTAGATTGGAAAAAATCTAATCCTATTGCTTATCAAGCATTGTCTAATACTGGCCATAATGACTCACTAGGTGCAATATTCAATAATCCTGGTGTTACTGACCAAAATGTTAAGTTCAATATTTATGCTCATTATGGCGATAATAGTGACATGGATGTATTGAAAATGTCAGACGTACAGCTTTATAAATTAAGCTCTAAGCTTGACATGAAAGATCGAGATTGGATGATGGGTCAAGTAATGCAAGGAAGAAAAAAGATTAATGACCCCGGAAATATTCCAAAACAATTTGCTTCATTGTTAAATAACAAACTTACGCAAGTTGGTATTAGTGTGAGAGATAATTCAACAACTAATGAGAAAGAAAATTATAATACTGTTGTTGAATATGCTCAGAGATATATTCTTGAACAGCAACAAGTTAATGGTAAGCCATTTAATAATGAAGAACTGTCATCAAAGTTAAATGAACTATTTACTAAAAATGTAAAATTTAGAAATACCATATTTGGCATCGAAACATCATCAACTTCTACAGTTCCAATGTTGAAGACACAAGTTTCCTCGGATATGCGTGAAAAGATTAAGCAAGCCTTAATTATTGAAGGCAATCCGAATCCAACTGAAAGAGACATTCAATTCCGTTATTGGGATACCTATGGCCGATAATTTTGAAAACGATCCAGAAGTACAGTTATTTCTAGAAACTGGAAGAAGAAAGTCGGCTTTAATTAGACAGAACTATTCTTCTGCTGCAACTGTAAATCCTGCTCAGGCAGCAGAGGATCAGACTCTATCTAGAATGATGAGTGTGCCCACAGATGCGGTACGCGAGTATAGGGATGATATTAAGCAGCAAGCTGCTGCATCATCTATTGATGCAGACAAAATAGTTAAAGAAGCTCCAGTATTAGCAAACAGATTACAAGATCCAACATCTGCAGCAATATCTCAGAATGATATTAAAAATCTACATAAAACAGAAACTGGATTTACTAGATTTGTAGATGATTCATCAACTATGTTTGTTAAGGGTATGCTTGGAATACCACAGGCTGTAGTTGGATTGGTTGACATCCCAACTGGAGGAAGACCAGGTAAATGGCTTGAAGAGCACGGATTAGATTTACAAAAATTGCAAAATTTTTTAGGAACTCAATATTCTACAAAGACACAAGAAGCTCAACAAAAATATCAAGAATCAAAAGGTATAGGTGAAAAAGCTGCAACAGTAGTTAAAAATCCTAGTATTGCTGTAACTACAATTGGCGAATCTCTTCCTGCAATGTTTGCTGGAGGTGGTGTAGCTAAAGCGCTCATAACTAAATTTCCTGCATTATCTGCTGTAATTGGTGGAGCGATAGGTGAAGGAGCTCTTACTGCTGGTCAAACTGAAGAAAGCATTAGATATCAGACTCCAGATAAAACAACTACTTTAGGCCAAGGTGCAGCTGCACTAACTGCAGGTATATTTACTGGGGGCCTTAGTGTTTATGGTGGTAAATTTGCTGAGGCATTTGGCTTGGCAGATATCGATACCATGATTGCCAGAGGTGGTACTGAAGCTGCAGTTGCTTCTGGAATGAAACAAGGATTTATTAAATCAGTTGTTGGATCAGGTATTTCAGAAGGTTTACTAGAAGAATTCCCACAATCTGTACAAGAACAAATGTGGCAGAACTGGGCACTAGATAAACCATTAATGACTGACGTTGATGACGCCATGCTTATGGGAACTGTTTCTGGTGGAGTCATGGGCAGTGCAGCAGGCACTTTGAGTTACATTGGATCTAGACTTGAGAGCCAAAGTAAAGGAGCTAGGCGCCAGGCTGAGTTTATTCAGAACATAACTAATGCTGCTTCTGAATCTGAAACTAAAAAATTAGATCCAAAAGGTTATGAGGATCACGTTCAGAACATTACTCAAGATACTAATGTAGAAACAATGTATGTTGAGTCAGATCAATTCGTAAATGTATTGAATCAAATGGGAGTGACCAGGGAAGAACTTGGCCAAATGCTTCCAGAAGTAGTTAGCCAGTTAGATAACTCTACCCCTGGCAGCGATATCACATTTAATACTTCTGCATACATGGCAAGAATTGCCGGTACAGATTTAGGCAATGCACTGGCGCCACACATTAGAATTGATTCAGATCTTCCATCTACTGCAGAAAGTGTTCAGGTAGATGCAATTAAAAATAAATTGCTGACTGAAGCAGCTACTAATCTTGAAGAAAAACGCGCAACTGATAAAGCTTTCTATGATTCTGCAAATGCCGTAGAAACTAGATTTTACGACCAGCTTATGAGTACTGGTAAATACACCAGTGAAGAAGCTAAAGGTCAGGCTAATTTAGTTAAATTATTTGTAGCTCAAAATGCTTCAAAATTTAAACAGATGCCTGAAGAATTCTACAATCGATACGAATATAAAATTATGACTGGCTCTCTGCAAAACAGAGGCGGTCAATTTAATCAGCAAGAATTTGTTAAACGAAATGTAGCTCAAAGAAATGAGCAGTTAAAAGCTGCTGCTGTAAAGCTGCAAAATGGTGAAATTACCAGAGAAGAATATGAGACTCTGGTAAATAAAGTTAAGCCTGTATTGCCATATGAATCTATACCAACCCCTGCTACCCATGAAGAAATGAAAGGTGCATTAAAAGGCACTCAGGTAGATAAGGTTGGCAAAATTGTAAATTATGAAAATGGAACTCCAGTATCTTCAAGGTTAGATATCAATGCTTATACAAACCATAATGTATGGGCGCCAACTATCCATGATGAAAACAATAGAACTATCGCACATGAATCTACGGTTCATTTAACAGGGCCAATCACTTTTGGCACATCAGATACTAAAGGTATCAAGATAGCTCAAGGTGGGCCAAAAACACCGTATGCTGTTATTCATGGTAACTTGCTAAAAACACCAACTGAAGACGCATTTAATCTGGCCCAGCAGTATTTGAACGATCCAGACTGGATTCAAGTTGGGTTTGATCCTGAGCGCCATTCATATTTCTACAATAGAAAATCATTGGAGCCAGTTATTGGCGGCGATGAAATGCTGCAAATCGGACCATTGGTTTTGGTAAAAAATCCAAAATATGGTGAGAAGTCTAATTACCTATACCAATCATTAAGTACCCGCATCCCAACAATTAAATCAATTGCCCCAGAATATGCAATTGAAAATATATTAACTATTGATTTTGCTACTACATTATCCGATTTAAAAACATTAGAAAAAAATGTAAATGCTTTGAGGAATCTACCTAATTTCCCACCAAGTGCAAATACTGGGAACCCAACTACTGATGTGAATTTATTCATTGATCATGTAGTAGAAAACCTATTGTTCTTGCATGACCAAATGCAGCCAGCTCAAAGGAAGAGAGCAAAGCAATGGTATGACGGTGGCCGTAGAATGGCCGAGGCTTGGGCAGAAAGATATGGTATATCTGAAATGCAAGCTGCTGCAGCTATTGCAGTTCTATCCCCACAAAACGATTGGTTCCAAAATGTAAGTTCTGCTGAACGTGTAGCAGATATTATTTTTGGAATGAGGGATTTTATGTGGGATGCAGATATGGATAAAACTGCAGAAACTATCCTATCAGTTGGGGAAAGAAATCTTCAAAAATTACAATCTCAAAAGCCTAAGAATGAAGCTGAAAAAGAAATTCTTGCAAAGAAAATTGAAGACCAGATTAATAAAAATTCAGCCGATAGGGCTGTTATGGATCAGGTCAGAAATAAAAGACTTGGAGACATAATTAATTTAGATCCAGAAGTAGTTGCTCGCTGGGTTCGAGTATTTGATGAAACACATAATATTCGTGATTACAACATCCTTACTCCAGAAGGTGGAGCCGCAGGTGTTGCATTAACCGATGCTGGTGTTCCTGCTAAGAACGCATGGAAAACATTCGGAGTTATGGCTAAAGCTATTTCTGTACTTCTTGATGGCCGCGCAGAAAATGTCTTTTATCAAATAGGTTCAGAGCATAAAGTAAGAAACTTTTACAACAATATTTATGATCCTAAGTCTAAATTAGGATTTGCTACTATCGATACCCATGCAGTAGCTGCAGCTCTTATGCAACCATTCGCTGGTGGAGATGAGCCAGTTACCCGTGCATTTGGTGGTGCCGGTGCTGCATCTTCTGGAGTTACTGGATTAAGGGGAACATATCCAATATACCTAGAAGCTTATAGACGGGCGGCTGCAAAAAGAAAAATTCTTCCTCGTGAAATGCAATCTATTACATGGGAAGCTGTTAGAGGATTATTTGAAGGCCCTCAGAAGCAGGCATTGAAGCCTCAAGTAAAAGCTATCTGGGAACAATGGCAATCTGGAGCTATTGCAACTCAGGCAGATGCACTGAGCCAAATATTTGCATTAGCCGGAGGCATTACTGATCCTAGTTGGTCTAAGGTTAAAACAAATAAAAATGTTGGTCGTACCTATAAAGGGTTGGCGCAAGCTACTATTGATCAGCAAAAACCAAAAGGTAAGGTTGCTGACAAAGCTGCAAATATTATTTTTGAAGTTGCACCAAATCCAGATGATGTAGTTAGGTCTGCAAAATGGGATGCTCTTTCTGAAGAAGATAAATTAAATATTAGTCTTGCAGAAGCCAGAGAAGTAATCCCTAAAATTCTAAAAGAGTTTTCAACTACTGGCGATTTTGTGATGCAAATAGGTGGGTATGAAGGAAAAACAAACCCATCAATGACCCTCCAAATAGATAAGCAAGAGTTGGCAATTCCAATTGCTAAGGCTTTAGGATTTGTTTTACGCCAGAAGGGAATGGTTGCCCTTATGAAAGACAAGGTAGCCAATTCTTTTGAGAATGGTCTGGTATCTCTTAAATTGCCAGAAGGATATGGATTACAAGAAATATCAGCACTTTACGATAAACTTTGGCCGCTTGAAAACAACGGTAAAAAGCTTGTTGTTGGATTTACTGTGACTGATGGAGTAATGAATATATTGCATGATCCAGAAGAAACAGGAGTGGCAACTGTTGACTTGGCAGATCTTATAGCTCAGACTATTAATGACACATCAATTGAAGTTATCGATGGTGTGGCATATTCAGCATTCCCATCTCAAGAGGATTACAACTATGAACAGAAGGTCAATCAAGCCGGGAGACCCGTGGCCGGAGTGGCATCCCCTGAGTCGAGGATCCTCAATAAGTTTCGGGAACAAAGTACCGAAAGAGTGGATAGAGAAGTACAAAAGGCTACAGAAAGAGCAGCAGCAGAATCAATCCCAGAATCCGGCCCCGGAACAGGAATCTTAGAGCAAGCTCCGTTATTTTATTCTGTCTTAAAGGAGACTGTTTCCAATTCAAAAGTTGCGAAACAGTCTGCCCAAGACTGGTTGAATATGCTTAAAGGGAAAGTTAAGCAAGAAGAAATAGAAGCCAGCGACTTAGTAGAATTCCTTGGAGATCGTAAAGGAATCACAAAAGAAGAGATTGTCAATTATCTAGATTCTAATGGCGTTCAGATTCTAGAAACTCTAACTACTGATGATATTGAATTAGCAGTAAATAACATCCTAGAGCCTTATGGCATTGAGGCTGCTTTAGAGCATGGTGAGTGGGCATTCACTGATAAAACAAATGATGAATTTGTAGACTTTATGGATCTTCAATTGACGCCTGAAGATCATCAAGCAATTCAGTCATTGAAAAGTTCTGTGTTCAAAAACTGGTCTTTTGGCCTGCCTGAATACAAAGAATTAATAATGCACTTGCCTGTTAATAAACCACAGATTATTGAGTCTGATCGTTTCCCTGGATCATATGAACTTGTCTATGACAATGGTGCAAATGTACTAGATCCTATTACTGATACAACAATGGTCTATTCAACAATAGAGCAGGCCATGCAATCAGATCAATATAGGAATTTTGGAACCAGCAAAGAATTGGCATATTCGCACGACCATTGGGTCGATATGTACAACGTACTGTGTCATGTTCGTTTAGAAACCAAAGCTAATGAAGATGGATCTAAAACACTTGTAGTTACTGAAGTTCAAAGCGACTGGGGTCAAGAAGGTAGAGATGTAGGATTCCGTGCGCCAGTAGATTTTGCTGCAGAATATGCGTTACTCAGATCTCGCAGATATCAATTAGTTAAGCAATATGATGAAGCTGTTAATGATCCTGTGTTGGCTCAAGATGGAGAGTACTTAACAAAAATTCATAATCAGATCGTTCAAGTAAAGCATCAGATTAATGAGCTTGATAAAAAATGGCTGTTAAGAAATCCAAAAGCAAATTCTGCAAAGGCTCCAGTTCCACACGGACCATTTGTTACTGACACACAATCATGGTCCGCACTTGCCGTTAAAAGAATTATGCGGTATGCGGCTGACCACGGGTTCCAGAAGATTGCTTTCATTAACGGAAAGCAGGCTGCAGAACGGTTTAATCTGCGTCAATCAGTTGAGTACATTTCGTACAATTCTGAAACTCACGTTGTGCGTGCTTGGAACTCTGGAAGATTTGAAGTCTTGTACCAGAAAGATGTTAGTAAAGATGACATTCCAGGTATCTTTGGTAAAGAAGTTGCAGCTCGATTATTGGCAACAGAACCTGTACTTGGGAAGCAATACAATTTAGATGGAGAGCAGCTTGAAGTTGGTGGTGAAGGGATGCTTGGCTACTACAACAATATACTGCCAATTGTGGTTAAGAAGCTTGTTGGTAAATTTGGAACTAAGCCATATTTAGCAGATATTGGTTTGCCATTGCATCCACAAAAGTATAATAACCATGTTTCTACAGAAACAAAAATGAGACATTTGAATGCTGGCCCACAGCAGCAAATGATAGTAGACCTTACGCCGGAAATGATGGATGAGCTTAAAAAGCCACAGCCATTATTCCAAAAGACTGGCGGCCCAAGAGGTGGGTTTGATCCTGCTACATTTACTACGCTTCTGACGCAAGAAGCAGATTCGTCTACTTTCTTCCATGAGACTGGGCACTTCTTCCTTGCCGCATATGCTGATATGGCATCTGATGTAAATTCACCAGAAGAAATTAAAAAAGATTTTCAGACAGTTCTAGATTGGTTTGGCATTCCAAACGTGGAAACCTGGAACTCAATGTCACTTGATGACCAGCGGCCATACCATGAGCAATTTGCTTACAACTATGAAATCTATATTTCAGAAGGGAAAGCTCCAAGCGTTGGAATGCAAAAGCTATTCGATGACTTTTCTCGATGGATTCGCAGAGCTTATCTATCGATTAAAAATGAATTGAATGAAGTCTATAAAAAGCAATTTGGTAAAGACCTGCCAATTCTAACTGGAGAAGTTCGCCAGGTAATGGATCGAATGATTGCTTCAGAGGAATCAATTAGTCAGGCAGAAGTTGTCAGAAACATGATGCCTATGTTTATGACTCAAGAAGAATCTGGCATGGATGACGATCGTTGGAATGAGTATCAAAAGCTCATTGCAGATGCCCGTGAAACATCTATTGCTAATCTGACTAAATCTAGTATTAGTCAATTGAAGTGGGTACAGAATGCTAGAAGTAGATATCTCAAAAAGCTTCAGGCTCAGGTTAAAGAAACCCGTAAACAAGTTGCTGCAGAAGTAGAAAAGCAGATAAAGGATAAACCAATTTATAAGGCAATTCGCTGGATTAAAAATGGCGAAATGACTGATCCAGAAACTGGAGAGGAAATTAAAGTACTTAAAGGTCATAAATTAAATTCTGACGCTATTAAGGAAATGTATCCAGAAACAATGTTGGCTAGACCAGACTTGTCTAAACTCCGTGGCATGACTTCTGATGAAGGATTACATCCAGATGTTGTTGCAGAAATGCTTGGGTACTCTTCTGGAGATCAACTGATTCAGGAATTGATTTCAACTCCAACATTAAAAGAAGCCGTTCAACAAGGTACTGATATCAGAATGGCTTCTGAATATGGAAACCTTTTAGATCATAAGCAAATTGAGGCTGACGTAGAACGTGCGCTTCACAATGAAGCCAGGGCTAGGTTTGTAGCTGCAGAGCTGCGCTTCTTAAATAAAGCAACACAGCCTGTAAGGGTTATGCTCCAGGCCGCCAAACTTGCAGCTCAACAACTTCTGTCTAATGTAAGACTTTCTGATATCAATACCAGAAAATTCTCTGTAGCTGAATCAAAGGCTGCAGCTATGGTATTCACTCATTTGAAAAAAGGTGAATCTGAAAAAGCAATTGCTGCTAAACAAAGCCAATTACTACAGCATCAACTTGCAACTGAATCTATTGATATATTAGATGAAGTTAAAAAGAACGTGACTTATTTAAGGCGCGTTACCAATGACAACAATAGAAAGAAAATTGGCGCTGATGCTGCAGATCAAATCGATTCTATTTTAGAAAGGTTTGATTTACATGATGCAACCAAGAAAGATCTGAAGCGTCAGTTAGATTTAAAGGCTTGGCTTGAAGCACAACAAAATTCTGGTCTTGAGCTTGAGATTCCTGAAGATATTCAGAATGCTGCGCTAAGAACTAATTACATGAATTTGACTGTAAATCAGTTTAAAGATTTAGTTGATTCTATTAAGCAGATTGAAGCAGTCGGTAGAAATGCTCAAACATTAATCACTAATGCAAAGCTTATTGCATATAAGCAAGCTAGGGATGAGATGGTTCAAAGCATTAAAGATAACGCCGGAAATCGCAAACATACTGCTAGAACTGCGACCACTAAAATGGGCGAGTTCATTCAAGATGTCAGAGGGTTTTTCTCTGAGCATATTAAAGCTGCAATCATTGCCAGAATTTTTGATGGCGGTAAGGATGGTGGCCCGGTTTGGGAATATCTGATTAGACCTGCTAATGAACGGGCTAATTTAGAAACAGATATGAGAGCAAAGGCTACTGAGGATCTGACTGAAATATTGGCGCCTGTTTTATCTTTAGGAAATATGGGCGGCAAGGGCATTTATTTTGATTCTGTTGGCCGTCACTTTAACCGTGAATCATTGCTTACTATCGCCCTTAACTGGGGTAATGAATCTAATAGACAGCGTTTGCTTGGCGGGGAGAACTGGTCACCAGAACAGGTTATCCCATTATTGCAATCTTTGACTAAAGCAGAATGGTTTGCTGTTCAACAGATCTGGAAATACTTTGAAACTTATCGGCCACTGATTGCTGCAAAAGAACGCAGGGTTTATGGCAAAGAGCCAACTTGGATTGATCCTGCACCTTTCAGCATTATGACCGCTGATGGCGAATCAATTAACCTTGATGGTGGATACTATCCAGTAGTATTCGATCCAAAAGCCAGCCAGGCTGCTGGTCAGTTTGAAGCTGCAGAGGAAGCCAAGCGCCAAATGCAAAGTGCATTTACCAGCGCCACAACTCGTAGGAGCTTTACTAAACAGCGTGTCAAGGAAGTGAAAGGCCGGCCACTGATGTACAGCCTAACTGGCTTATATCGCGGTATAAATGAAGTTATACATGACTTGTCTTGGCATGAGTTCCTTATTGACGCTAATAAGATCCTTAGATCTGGTTCATTGTACGATGCCATTGCTACAACTTATGGGCCTGAAGCTCATAAACAATTGAGGGAGTGGGTCAAGGATGTGGCCATTGGTGAACGCCCAGGTATGGAATTTGGTGACAAAGCAATTGGATTTGTTCGTCAGGGCGTATCTGCTGCAGGTTTGGGATTCAATGTTCTATCCGCAATCCTGAATGCTACAGGCTATGCCAGCTCTATTGTTCGTCTTGGGCCTAAGTGGGCTGGTAAAGGCATTTCTAAAACTCTGGGTGATCTCCGTGGCGCTGTGAAAATGGTCAATGAAAAATCTAGTTTCATGGCGGCCCGTAGCAAAACTCAATTTAGAGAATTGAACGAACTTAGAAATAAAGTTCGTGGTGAATCTAAAACCAAAAAGACTATACAGTTGGGAACCTATTTCTTAATGATGCAGGTTCAGAGAGTTGTAGATATTCCAACCTGGATTGGCGCTTATGAGAAAGCGGTTTCTGAAGGAAATATCTCTGTCAATGAAGATGGAGCAATTGATGAGTCACGCGCTATTGCCTTGGCGGACCAGGCAGTTACAGACTCTCAGGGAAGCGGTCTACTCAAAGATCTAGCTAAAGTTGAGCGTGGCGGCGCCTGGCAGAAGTTGTTCACTGTGTTCTATTCCTACATGAATACCCAGTTGAATTTGGCTGTCTCAGTTGGCATGACAACAAAAGGTAAAGCTAAATTAACAGCTCAATATTTGATGTTATTCATGGCGCCTGTGATTCTCAACTATGCATTGAAGGCTGCCCTAGTTCCTGGCGGTGGTGGAGCTGGAGATGACGATGAATGGGATTGGGGTCAGATTGCTAAAAATCTAACCTCTGAAACTCTGTCTTACATGATGGGGATGTTTATCGTTCTGCGTGAATTGTCTTTTGCATTCAAGACTGTACTTGGCGCAGAAGGCGGCAACCGAGATTACCAAGGCCCAGCCGGGGTGCGACCATTTGCTGACGTTGGTGCATTTGCTGTTCAAGCTCACCAGGGAGAATTTGATAGTGCCTTTATTAGAACTGGTATAAATGTACTTGGGGATTTTACTGGCCTGCCGTCTGCCCAAATCAACAGAACTATTTCTGGTGTTGAGGCATTAGCTGAAGGCAAAACTGAAAACCCTGCCGCATTGCTTACTGGGTACAGGTAAGGTGCCCATGAATCGGCTTAATTTATATACGATATTAAGTAGTTTATGGAGCATTAAATGACCGTATTATCTACAGTTCGTAAGGCTGGCCCCTACATAGGATCTGGGATAAATCGGGTATTCCCATTTACTTTTAAAGTATTTCAAAATTCTGATGTTCTTGTGTTTGTAATTAATGCAACTACAGGAAATGAAGTAACTTTAACTTTAAATGCTGACTACACTGTTCTGTTGTCTGAAGAGCAGGATAATTATCCAGGTGGATCAATAACCCTGCTGGAAGAGTCTACTGCTTCTAATGGAATAGTTAATGGATACCTTGCTGAAGGTTATCAATTATTAATTAGTTCCCAGGTGCCATTGCTACAAACCACAGACATCATTAATCAGGGTGGGTTTTACCCTGATATTATTGAAGGCAGTTTAGATAAGGCAACTATTCAGATTCAGCAAATTCAACAGCGTGTAAATAATACGCTTCAATTGTCTTTGTCTACGCCAGCAGGCGTTAGTGGAATTCTTCCACCGCCATCAGGATATAAATTAATTGGGTGGGATATTAATGGAACTAATTTAATTAATTACGATCCCGGAACAATTGCCAATGTTGCTGCTTATGGTTATGCCAATGCAGACTTATTTAGTGGAAATGGAACCACAACTGATTTCAATTTAACTGAAAATCCAGCAAGCGTAAACAATTTAGACGTATCAATAAATGGCGTAACTCAGAGACCTACTGCTGATTATATTTGGCCATCAGAAAAAATAATTAGATTTACTACTGCTCCACCAGTTGGCGCTAATAATATCCTTGTCAGATATATGCAAGCTGTGGTTGGTAGCGGTGGATCTGGAAGCGCCGGTGATATCTCTATTGAAGATACTGCAAATTATTATTCTTCATTTTCTGTTGAAGGTGCATTGGCAGAAGCTGCTCAATCAACTACAACAAGATTTACGCAAAGTGGAACTGGAGCAGCAACAAGATCTGTTCAATCTAAATTAAGAGACGTTATATCTGTATTTGATTTTATGTCTGCATCTCAAATTGCAGAAGTTCAATCAAGAAATATGAATACAACTTTTGATAGCTCTGCATATTTTAATATGGCTATCACTGCAGCTTACGCCAAGGGTGGCGGCATGGTATTTGTTCCAAGCGGAATATATATGATTGATTCATCAATTCGCATGAAGCCAAACATTATATTAAGCGGTGAAGGAAGAGAAACAACAGTAATCAGAGCTAAAAATTATGGAGGCGGTGCAGTATTTGGAGATGGTCTTACTCCATATATGATTTATGGAACTGATTGTGATAATTGTACTGTAGAAAATTTATGTGTTCGTGGTGTTTCAATCGATGGTGCAAACTCATTTGGTATATATTTTGATCTTCTTAATAATGACAATACTGGTCATATAACAATTAGAAATTGTTTTATCAATGACCATGGTGGAACTGGCCTTAGAATTGATACTCCTATTTTGTGCACAATTCAAAACGTAAAAGTTAGATATTTTGGCGTGCATGGAATACACCTAAGAGAAGGAACTTCTACTAACTTGTATGAGTGTTACACAATTACAGGATTACAGGCAGGAATATATCTTGAAACAATGGTGTATTGTGCAATTGTAGGATGCGCATCAGAAGTTAATGGCTGCGCATATGATCTTTATGATTCAAGCGCAATTGCATTAATTGGATGCGGTTGCGAAGCGTCTATATCTAGAGCACGAGTAGATACAAATTATCCTGGTTATTCTTATAGAACAAATACTGCGTGTAATACTTTGTATAGTTGTTACGGAAGAGATTCCGCAATGTCTGAAAACTATTCAAATTCTACTGTTGCACTAGCTACTTCAGTACATGAAGCTGGCCATATGAAAGGCCCATGGAGTTATATTGGTGTCAGAACAATGACATCAAAGCAAGTTAATATGGGATCTACTACATCTACAAGTACATTAGGATTTGATACGTTTAGTGTTCCAACCACATATTTGACAGTATTAAGTACTTCTAGTTTTATACCTAATACTACTCAAGATACTGTTTATAGTTTTACAAGCCCAGATATTGTTGTATTAAATACATTAAACAATGCAGTCAAAGTTGGTCATCGAGTTAAAGGAACAGGGATCAATCCTTACGGAAATGATACTCATGTAAAAGCAGTAACTACTACTGGTGGGAAAACTCAAATTACATTGTCTAGAGGTTACTTTACTTCAACAATGGCAGTTGGTAATACACTGAAGTTCGATAGAGCAAAAGGTATTATTCAGACAGGATCTGGTGAAACCACAGTATGTGAAATATTTGAATATGCTGGATATTCTGGTAGTCAGTTAGTGATGGCTCAATTCTCAGGATACATTAGCGGATACACGTTAACTGTTGCTTCAGTTGGAATAGGTTTTATTGAAACTGGAATGGTAATCTCTGGAAGTGGTATCACTACAGGTACAAAGATTACTGGTCTTGGCACAGGGTCTGGATTAACAGGCACCTACACAGTGGATAAATCTCATGCCATGGGATCGAATGTAACAATCACAGTTGGAATTTATCGAGGTTATAACTGGGATCTTAATGGTGCGCCATCAGGTTCAGTAATCCAGTCAATTTCTGGAGACTATACTTACCAACAAGTTTACTGGGGTATGAAGGTACAAAATATTGCTAACTCTTCTACGGTTCTACCTCTAACAAGCGCATCTGTAACTACTGGCGGCAGAGTTTACTCCAACAGTGGCGTATTAACTTTGACCAACTCTTAGGATAATTAAATGACTAGACAAACAGTATCTGGAGATTTAATTACAGACGGCGCTATAACTGCAGCCAAGGTTTCTGATGGTGCAATTACTGGCACTAAGTTAGATGCTGGCGCAGCTTTATCTAATATTGCAAGCTCTTCTATAACTGCAGCAAAACTAGCTACTGGTGCAGCATTATCCAATATTGGAACTGGTGGAGTAACTGCAACTTATATTGCTGATGGCGCTATTACTTCTGCCAAGTTAGCATCAGGTGTAGGTGGAACTCCAACTGATGGTTCTGTAACAACTGCAAAAATTGCAGATAGTGCAGTCACTACAATAAAAATAGCTGACGGAGCAATCACATCAGCAAAACTTGCTTCAGGTGTTGGTGGTTCTCCTGCAGATGGATCTATCACTACTGCTAAATTAGCAGATGGAGCTGTAACAACAATAAAAATTACAGATGCCAATGTAACTTCTGCAAAGCTTGCTACTGGCGCTGCTGCTGCCAATATTGGATCAGGTGCAATTGCTGCAACTCAATTAGCTCAACCTGTTTCTTTATCAAATAAAGTAGCCTACTCAATAACTTATTTAAGTGGCCTCGCGGTTACAGCTACTGGTATTTCATTCAGTGCTGCAAACGTAGTAGTCAATGATCAGATACAGATTTCTGGTACTTTAGGAACTGGAGTTATTACTGGTTATACATCTCCAACAACTTATTTTGTTACAGCAATTACTGGAACTGCACCAAATACAACTGGCGCAACATTATCATTGACCCGTGGCGGTACTGCAGTTGCTACTACTGCAGGTACATTTGGCGCCGCTACTGCAGGGTGGCTTTCTGCATATATAGATATATCTGGAATACCATCTTGGGCAACTACAGTAAGAGCAACATTCAAGAGTTTATCTACATCTGGAACAGATTCATTACGAGTTCAATTAAGAACAGCATCTGGAGTTGAATCTACTGGATATGTTGGTGGATGTTCTTCATTAAAATCAGCTACAGCAATTGCAGGTGGATCTGCTTCTTCTGGATTCAATATTTATGGTGTATTGGCTACAGACTCAATTCATGGAGTAATAACTTTATCTTTGCATGAATCTGCTACAAATACTTGGATGGCAAACGGTTTAGCTTGGAACTCTGTTGCAACAGAAATTTATGTGACTGCAGGATATAAATCACTATCTGGAGCCTTAACAGGTATAAGGTTTGCAAATTCCCAGGGGAGTGGAAACTGGTTTTACTGGGATGGTGGAGAAATTAATGTTTCTTATTGGTAAACAAAAATGAGCGAACCAGTATCAGGATTTGCAATGGGAAAAATCCTTAGCGGAGTCGCAGGGTTTTTTGGTGGCCTATCTGTTTCTTTTTTTTGGCAACCAAAGAAATTGCATGAATATGGAAGGTTGGCTGCAGGCGCGATCATCGGTGGCATCAGCGTGACTGCAGCTATTGCGTTAGGTGGAATAGTTGCGAGTAAATTAAAATTGGATATGAATGATGCTGATACCGCATTAGGAATGGGGTATTTGATTGGTATAGTTAGCGTTGGAATTATTTCTTTTCTTGCTAACTATTTTGATAAACGAGATGGCCATGACATTCTAGAAGTTGCCAGTGAACTTAGAGGCAATAAAAAGAAGCCGGCCAAAAAGAAAACTGTGAAAAATAAAAATGGGCGTTGAACTATTTATCTTAATTACTTTTATTGATATCACTGCAGCAGCAATCATATTTGCTGGCGCTCTATCAGAGCGTATGCGGTTATACCCGGTATGGCATAAAGTAGGATTAATGGTTGCAGTTCTTGGGTTAGTTGCTCAAGCATTTAGAAACCTGCAATTTGTATTCACTGGCCATTCTCCAAGCGATGCAGATAAACCTTTATGGATTATGAAAGATTTAGGCATTGCCATAATTGCTTACAATTATTTGTATCTTGGAATTAAAAAGCATTGGTTTGATAAAAAAGAGCCAGCTAAAAAGATTGAACCTAAGATTAAGACTCGCGCTAAGAGGGCTGTAAAATGATTACTTTATTTTCAACTTTGATTTCTTTCCTTGCTGGCGGTATTCCAAAGATCCTAGACTTTTTCCAGGATCGAGCAGACAAAAAGCAGGAGCTTGAACTGGCCAGGCTTCAGACTGCCCATGAGCTGGAATTACGCAAGCAGGGATATGAAGCCCAGCAGCGTGTAGAAGAAATTAAATTTGATCAGATTAAGTATCAGTCTGATGCAGATCTAAAACAAACTACAGTTCAAGCACAGCAAGCTGAGATGCAGGCAATTTATGACCACGATAAAAGCCTTAATGAAGGCACTAGTACATGGGTTAAGAACCTCCGCGCTTTGGTTCGCCCTCTCATTACTTTTGGTTTTTTTGGGTTGCTGGTTTTTGTCGATGTTGGTTTATTCTGGTATGGCTGGGATAAAGGCACAGATTTCCCGACCCTAGCCAATATGCTTTGGGATGACGAAACTCAGGCGCTGTTCGCCAGCATCATTGCTTTCCACTTCGGTGGCCGGGCTTTCGGCAAATGAGAATTAGCGACCGGGCCAAGGCGATGATTACGGACCATGAAGGGGTGCGGTTCAGGCCGTATAGGTGCCCGGCTAAACTATTCACAATCGGTGTTGGCCATGTCATGTATCCTGACCAGGCCAAGCTTAAAATCGATGATAGAATGGCGTATGAGCTTAAACCAGAAGACAATAGGTTTTGGTCAGGTGAGGAAGTCGATTCCCTACTGGTCAAAGATCTTGTTAGGTTTGAACGGGGTGTGGCTAGACTGTGCCCTGGGTCTGTTAGCAATCAAAATCACTTTGACGCTCTGGTCAGCTTTAGCTTCAACGTAGGGCTTGGCAGCCTGCAGAAGTCAACCCTGCGCATGAAATACAATAGGGCTGAATATGAAGCCGCTGGAGAAGAGTTCTTAAAGTGGGCTAAGGTAGGTGGCAAGGTTATAAATGGCCTGCTTAAAAGACGCCAGAATGAGCGTGCTGTTTTCCTTGGTGCAAAATAAAACAGGGGGTTTCCCCCCTGCTGTTATCTATCTGCAAATTCCTTGAAATTTTTTTCAAACTCTTCGACATCTTTAATTTGATATCGAACCGGGGAATTTTTAGCAGTGCCCAGCTTTAAGTATTCTGGGCCAGAGCCAAACTTTCTCCAAAGCTTCAAGGTTGCTACCGTAATATTCCAACGGGCGCTTAGGTCTCTAGGCTTCAGCAACATTTGGCGCCTCGCTTTCCACCGGCACTTCATCCGGGGTTATTTCCATAGATGCTTTAAGCCTGCTCAATGGTGCAGTCTGTTCGCTAGGTGGTGGAGTTACATTCACAGGCTCTTTACGTTCCTGCTGCACAAAGCCTACAACTTCGTTGTCATTTTCCAATACCTGATCAAGATCTGCGCTAGATGGCAGGCGCTTGGCAATTCTGCGTAGCACCGTCTTTCTGGCCATCTCATCCCACCATTGCACCCATGGGCCTGCATTAGCTGCCCGGCTAGATGCCCGCACCTTTTCAACATCAGACACTGACATCACCTCACGGTAGATGGCGCCATCTTTTGTTTTAGCTATGGCATAGCAGGCAATTGGCCTGCCACGCTCTTCGCCCAGGTAAGGCTTGTGAACGATGTTTTCATTATCGCCAAGCTCATATTCAAAATGGTCTTTTTCGTAGACCACATGGGCGCTAATGCTGGCCAGCTCTCCGCTGTTGCGTAGCTTCTTCAAGATGCCACCGACCATTGGCATATACTGAACTTTAGGGCCATCCTTTGTGCGGAATATTACTGGCGCTGCTTCGCGACCATCTAGCAGCAATCCATCCTGGGCAGCTTTCATGGCTGCACCAAGCAGGCTTCTGCGATCTGCCTGCAGCAACTCAGGATTCATCTGCACTGCAGTCAGTGTGGTGCGGATAAACTTGTCTACCGGGATTTGCGCCGGCAATGCTGCCTGAAACTCAGGCGCCATGACGCGCAGGGTTCCACGGATCTCTTCTACTGGGCTAATTTGCGTGCTCATATCAATCTCCTTTCTTAGGTGTAAATCTAAAGTTGCGATAGCCAGAGCGGCCACCATATGTTTTCCCAATCATGTCTGCAGTTATCACTACGGGAGCCGTATCCTTAGTTCTGCTGCAGTTCAGTGTTCCAAATCTTGTAAACACTTTTGACGCTGTGCCAATCTTTTCAAGTATCTCTGCCTTACGGGATTTGGCCAGCTCTTCCAGGCTATCCAGTTCGCGCTTTAGGAAGTTGTAATCTGTAATAAGAGTTTCCAATATTCCATCTGCCAATTTAAATTCTTCGCTGTTAGCTGCAGACTGCAATTGATTAATAATAAAATCCGCATCTTTGGTGTAATCAGCACTAGGGCGTATGTTGTTATTCACGCGATCCCAAAATGCAGACACCTTGGCCCGGATATCTTTGCCAATAGACTCATCTCGATTACGCAAAATAATCTTGGTCTGGTTACCGCCAACTAAAGCCACCAGTGCGCACCAGGAATAACCACTGACTTCTAGCTGATGCTGAATCTGCAGCTCGATATGTTCAGGTGCTTCAATATTCCCTGCGCCATCATCAATCCAGGTATTTTTGTACTGCAGGCCATCTACATTTTTAACTTCCAATATGCCTGGGCCATTGGCTGACGATTTAATTTCAAAATCGAATGAGCTGCCAATTTTAAATTCTGGCACGCGAATATAAACATCAAGCTTTTCTATGTTCCAGCCATGGTCTTCTGCAGCGCCATGCGCAATAGCAGACTCAAGTCTGTTACCCCAAACCATACGCTCATTAGGTGCAATGTTGGCAGACTTCCCAGCCTGCTTTTCATGGAATAGTTCAAATTCTGTTTTGTATGGATTAAGGCCATACAATGCAGAAATCTCAGTGCTAGTAACGTCTTTTACACGCTCTGCAAGCCAGGTTTCTCTATCCTGTACTTTAATAACTTCGCGACTCATGCTTTCTCCTGGTCTTCGTCTGTAATTACAATTGTGTATTTCTTTCCAAACCGATCTTGCAGCTCAATCGTTTTCTTTGTAGAAACCAAATATCCAGCAGGCGCCAGATCCCATTGTATTGGGCCTACTTTTTCTATCAACTTTGAATGTTGATCGTCTAGTAAAGCTATTTTTATAGCTGCAGAAATATAATCGCAGTATGACAACATGATTAACCCTCCAAGGAATCAAGCTCAGACAAAATCAATTCATCGATTTCATCACGGCAGTTGTTAGTTAACTTACGTTCAAGCCATTCAGCTTTACGGCCACGCTTGTCGAGTATGTCGTATTCGAAAACGTAACCGCCATAGAAGTCTTCTGAACTTGGGGATCGATATGACCTGTCGGGCCGGTAATACTTGTAATCCGATACTCCAATAATGGCCGGAATGCCGGCCACTCTTGTTTCAATTTCGATGATGTAATGTGACATATATAATCCTCTGTTGTTGTTGATGGATTAATAATATACCCACGTTGATCTAATATCAACATCTTTATCCTAAATAAGCTGCTTTGTACTCTTCGACATTCTCAATAAGCGTTTTCAATAACTCTATCTTGGCCTTGTCTGGCTCACTGATCTTGCTTGGATTGTCAAAATAAAATGCCTCAATACCCTGGATAGTTTCTGTGCACAAATTAATAATTGTATTTGCGCATTCGATATAGCCAGAGTCATACCCTTGTTCATAAATATCTATAGTCGATTTACTCATTTATTTTTGCCTTTGCTTGTTTAGCATCTTTACAATCTTTACAAATAAAAAGTCGCATTTGATTGCTAGACGTACTGCCAGCTATCGGTTTGCGCTCTTTGCATTTAGAGCAGATCCTATTGATCTGATAGAGTCTGTTTTGGGATTTCAACATATACTTCTAAATCTTTTTCCTTTTTAATAAACTCAGGAATAAAATTATCCTGGCCTTTCTCTAACCGTCTAGCAGCTTTCATCATAGTCTCTGCAGCCTTGAGCATACGCACTCTAAGGAACGGTGATTGTACGCCGTCTGAAGCGGCCATAAGGCCGCTAGCCTGGTCAATTAATTCAGCAATAATTTTTTCAGTGCTCATAGTGATGCTCCGGGAAAATATTTTTTAGTGCATATTCAGGGTTTGACTTTATTTCTTTTTCAGCTCTTTTGATCACTGCAGTTATTTGCTCTACAGTTGGATCAATACCTTTTAGCAAGTATGCCGAGTAAGTAAATAAAACCAACACTCTTAATTCATCTTTAGTAAACATTCCAATATCCTCTTATATTTGTGCAATGTGTTTAACTATCTTACGTTCATCAATTGATTCTGTATAACCAGTTTTATTATCACGAACAATGTATGACCAATCATCATCATAAGGTTTGATTTCAATGACTTTACCTGTAACTAATTCACTGCCACGCTCATTAATGTTATATACCCATCCAGAAATTTCATCGCCGACTTGTATATTTCGAGTGTTCATGATTGTCTCCTATTATCTCTGAAATACGCCATAAAACGGATACTTTACCCATTCGGTTTCACCGTCTTCATCAGCCAATAAAACTTTTTCTCTGTCGTAATCGATGACTTCCACCAAATGCTCAAAATCATTATTTTCGTTGACCAGAGCAATCCATCGGCCAACTTGTACATCAATAGGTTTAATTTCAAAGGGGTTCATTGCCGTCTCCTGTTGGTGTTGTTGATGTGTTGATTCTAGATCAACGTAAACTAGAATGCAACAGTGTGGGTAAAAGTTGGAAATTAAGTTGTGGAATTCCGTTGCGCTCTTGTCTACGCTTGGCCGCACTATGAAACACTTAAACCCTGCAGAGCTTGCTATTCATTTATTTGGTGGAGTTAGACCCCTGGCCAGAGCGGTAGACCGTGACCCGGCTGCAGTCTGCCGTTGGCGTAAGCATGGAGTTATCCCTACCAGCTCACAGAAACGTGTGCTGGATGCGGCTAAGGCCCTAAAAATTAAACTGTCAGCTAGTGAAATTGTTTTAGGGAGGTAATATGTTAGTTGAAGGATTGTTTCAATTCTGGTTGCCGTGGCCACCATCAGTAAATACTTATTGGCGCCACCCGACTAGAGGCCCTTTAGCTGGCAAACATCTCATTAGCGAAAAAGGCCGGTTGTATAGAAAGCAAGTTATTAATGAAATGGAAAAATTTCAAACAGAATGGCAATTACATGAGCCTATTGAAAACGACATTGTTGTAGAAATTTATGCTTTCCCCCCAGACAACAGAAGAAGAGATTTAGATAATATTTTAAAATCTTTATTAGATTCATTAGAGCATTCAGGATTATTTCTTGATGATAATCAAATTATATCTTTGACTGTACATAGAGGTATGAAAGTAAAAGATGGAATTGTTTATATAGAAATGAACACTTACTGGCCTGCACAAATCACTTACACTTTTGATTTAGCTCTTAAACAAGTAACCCGTACAATATTATGAGGATGTGAAATGAAATACGAACAGCGCGATAATTCTGGATCTACTTTTAAAAATGACAATAAGCAGAAGCAAAGTCATCCAGATTACAAAGGGTCTGCAAAAATTAATGGAGTTGAGTACTGGGTCTCTACCTGGATAAAGATAAGTCAAAACGGTACTGAATTTCTGAGTCACTCATTTACACCTAAACAACAATCGCCACACCACGAGGCTAAAGCAAATGGCTATGCTCCCAGGCAACTCTCAACAGAACAACCAACCACAGTCAAAGCCAACCCTGAGCCTAAACAAGACTCAGACTTCAACGATGACATCCCGTTCTAAGATTAATCCGAACGCTGGATATGGTACTGATTCTAAGTATTCAATTTGGCGTAGAGAGTTCTATCCTAAACTTGCCAATTATTATTATCACTTCGCTTTAGATCTAGATTGGATTGAATGGCGCCGTGGCCGGCCAGTAGCGTTATTTGAAACTAAACGGGTACTGAATGGCCGCAATCCAATGGATGTGATTGCCAGCGTATGGAAATATCAGGAAGGATTGGAATTAGAAATGCTTGCTACATTTAGCAAAGGCATGGGTATTCCTGCTTTCATTATTGCTATATCTGATCCTGATCCTTTGGTAGCTGATTACCACACTGCTACGTTCTATGTGGTTAAAGTAAACATTCCAGATGTTTGGCCCAAAGAACCCCGTGAAATCGTGCCTACCTTGGTTGACTGGTTATCTCCAGTTAAAACAATGGGCCAGATGGATTACGTTGAATTCCTAAACAGATTAGGTGATTTCAACAAGTAAGGATAACGTGAAATTTTATGGCCTGATCCTACACCAACGGCAATTGCGTAAAAAAAACCGCATTTGCCGTTTTCCTTTTGCCAGATGTGTTATGGCGGCCCATTACCACATTTGTGGTTAAAAGTATGGCCGGAAAAATAAGGGCATTTTTCTGGTCATAATTTTGATCGATAATTAGGCAGAATATCCGATCCATGGTTTAGTGTTGACTTGTGTTAAATCTAGGAATAGAGTTGGAGTTGTGATTTTCTAAACCTGGAGAGCATCGTGGAACAAGAAAGACTTAACGCAGCAATCAACCGGGAAATAACTTACTCAAGTTACCCGTGCCGTAAGTGTGGTTCAGAAGAGCGATACACCAGCAATGGTGCCTGCACACACTGCAGCAGACTGAAAAGTAAAAGTTATCGATTACAAAACAAGGAAATTTTGGAACTGGCCAGGGCCGCTGGTCGATTGGAAATTGTTACCGTAGGAGACGCGAATGAAAAATAAACAGCCATTTATCCCAATATTCTTTGGAGACTTTTTAGCCTCTACTTCTGAATGGGAAGGCGAGGAAAAGGGTTTGTACATCCTGTTGCTATGTCACCAATGGTCTATTGGAAGTCTTCCCATAGAGCCTGTAAAGCTCTACAAACTGGTCAGCTATGACAAGGATAGCTTCATTAACCTTTGGAAGACGGTATCCACCAAGTTTGTGGAGATCGATGGCCGGCTAATCAATTTGAGATTAGAGGCCCACAGGAGTAAAGCTGCAGAGATCAGCAGTAAAAGGGCTGCTGCTGGAGCAAATGGTGGTAAGGTTGCTCAAGCAAAATATAAAGGTTTGCTTGAATCATCTGAAGCAAATCAACAAAATTTGCTAGGCCATCCAAACCAATCCAATCCAAACCAAACCAATCTATCCATACCTAAGAGTAAGAATAAGACTACAGCACTACGCCCTAAAGATATTGATGAAAAAGTATGGAATGATTTTTTGGTTTTGAGACGGGCAAAGAAGCTACCTCTGACCGACTCTGCATTGAACGGCATTGTTCGTGAAGCAGGCAAGGCAGGATTAAACCTGCAGGAAGCCATTGTGGTGTGCTGTGAGCGTGGTTGGGCAGGCTTTAAGGCTGAGTGGTTTACTAATCCTGTACAGCGGCCAGGAGTGACCACGTTTGAGCATTCTAATGCTGCAGCATCAAGAGCATTTTTGGGAGGTAGTCATGCACTCAAAACCGTTACCTGAACACTGGGTTCAAAAGATATTTGCAACCATGCAAGGTCATTACGGGAATAAGTTCCTACGGATGTGGCAATCAGGTATCAACGCAGATGGCCATGACACCGGGCTGACTAATGCTCTTGCCATATGGGCCGCTAAACTTGGGCCTTTTGCAGAGCACGGTGACGCGATTGGCAGGGCTTTAGATAATCTACCCATTGATCCACCTACTTTGCCTCAATTCTTCGAAAGCGTTCGAAATTACATCAAATCGCCAAAACCGCAATTACCTGTCATTTTGAGCGCAGAAGAACAAGAGGCTAGACGCAAGGTGGCACAAGAAAACATTGCTAAATTGAGAGAGATGATTGGGAGAAATTTACATGGATAAAAAAACTGCATTTTTATTGCTTACCCTATTGACGTTCCTGGTTATTGTCAGCTATATGGATACCCAAGCCGAGGATATTGAGCAGCGCCAGTACTGCGAAATGGTCAAACTAAAGTTGTGGCCAAAAGATCCCTCCAGGCACTGTTTTTGATTTTGGGTGTGTGCGATGCTCTCTGGCACTATTCTCCGGGTAGTGCCTTTTTTTTAGCTGGTGCTTTATGGAAACAGCTTATAGTTTTGTGAACGCACTTGGTCTGATTATGGTTGGCGCCGCAGTCGGCGTCTTCGTTATGTGTTTGTGTATTGTTTCCAGTGACAATTACGATCCACCAGAGAACAAGGGAAAAAGGCGAGATTGATGTCATCTTGCACACGGGCCAGACAGTAGGTTCATTTTCCCGTGAGTACTTGATCGAATGCGAGGCCAAATATTTATTGGCCATGCCACTGAAAGCAAGGCGTGAAGCTTTAAAGATCCGCGAATTAAAACGTGGATTAACTTCGGTTCTGAGATTGAAAGAATTTATGAAATCAATCCATGACCATCGGAGGTTGGAAGCGCAACAATCATGGCCAAACGTGTAATCCTTATCGGCACAAACTTTCGTGGGAATCGTGTCGGCGAATACCACCAAAATACCAAAATATCCCAAGATCTAGTAGAAACGCTCAGAAATATGCACGAGGCCAATGTCGGGCCTAAACGTCTTTCTGAAATTTATAATCTATCCATCTATACTGTAAAAAAGATTCTGTACTTTCAAAGGCGAGAGCAGATACCTGTGAGATGGAAACGAGTAACTATCGATGAGTGAATCTAAACCAGTTGGCCGACCTACTGAGCCTGTTCCACATGAAACATCTGAAGAAATTATCGATTGGATCTCTAACGGTAAGACTTTACGAGACTTTTGCAGGCAAAACGGCAAGCCTGCTTTTCGTACAGTGTATGATTGGTTGGCTAAAGATAAGGAATTTGCCGCACGCTTCGCGCACGCTAGGCAGACTGGTGCTGAAGTTATTGCCTGTGAAATCCTTGAAATTATTGATACGGACCCTGAACGAATTGGGGCTGAAGATGCCAAGCGCATAGATCCTGGTAGCGTTAACACTCTCAGGAACCGGGCCGAGATGCGACTGAAGTTGCTAGCCAAATGGTTTCCACAGAAATACGGTGATCGCACCACAATCGCTGGTGACGCTGAATATCCAATCATCCAATTATCTGAGGCCGAACGTACAGCCAAGATTCAAAACCTGCTCACAACGGCTATGGTGAGGAAAGAGAATGATGAAACTGAAGATGGAAACGGAAGCTGAACACATTAGCAAAATTCAGCAAATGCTTACCATGGCTGGCATTGACATATCTGGGCCTGGTGATTTTGCTACTTGTACTTACAGCGAGATGGAGCGGTTGATCTGGATCGCATCTACATTGGAATGCGAAAGGCTGCTTAGAATGATTGGATACGACCCAAACAATCTGCACTAATGAAAGCCTTTGATCAATCGTTTCTCAAGTATCTGACCCCAGTTGAGCTGCAGGAATTGGATGCACTATTGGCCACTGACTCAAAGATCTGGCGCCCACTTCCAGGGCCGCAGAGCATGGCCTATGAATCGAAAGCAGACATCATTGGCTACGGTGGTGCAGCCGGTGGTGGGAAGACCGACCTGGCCTGCGGTAAATCGCTTACACAGCATCGTAAGGTGGGCATTTTCCGTCTGAACGGAACCGAGCTAACCGGCGTGATTGATCGATTCACTGAACTGCTTGGCACACGCACTGGGTACAATGGCCAGAACAATATCTGGCGCACAGTCAGAACAGATAACGTGCCTGTGCAAATTGAGTTTGGATCGTTCCCTAACCTGGGTGACGAAAAGAAATACCAAGGCCGGCCACACGACCTACTGATATTCGATGAGGCTGCCAATATGCGCGAGTCTCAAGTTCGCTTCCTGATGGGCTGGTTGCGTACTACCGTGCCTGGCCAGCGGTGTCAGGCGCTGCTTACTTTCAACCCACCGACCACATCGGATGGCCGCTGGATCATCCCATTCTTTGGGCCTTGGCTTGACAAAAAACACCCTAACCCGGCACGACCTGGTGAGCTGCGATGGTTTGCTACCGTGGATGGGAAAGACGTTGAGGTAGAGACTGGCGAGGAATTCATACACAACGGTGAGAAGATCAAACCACTGTCTCGCACGTTTATACCGTCTAGGATCAGCGATAACCCGTATCTCATGGGTACTGGCTATATGGCACAGCTTCAATCGCTTCCTGAGCCTTTACGGTCGCAAATGCTTAATGGTGATTTCACTGCCGGCATGGAAGACGATCCTTGGCAGGTGATTCCGACTGCATGGGTGGAGGCAGCTCAGGCTCGATGGGTCAAGCCTAACAAGCTAGATCCGATGGATTCATTAGGTGTAGACGTAGCGCGAGGTGGTAAGGATCAGACCATTATCGCTAGGCGCCATGGCAATTGGTTCGATGAGCCGCTTGTTTATCCTGGCAACATAACTCCTGATGGGCCGACAGTGGCCGGGCTAGTTATTGCAGCAATGCGTGACCGGGCCGTGATCCATATTGACGTTATCGGCGTAGGCTCAAGCCCGTATGACTTCTTGAATGAAAATAACCAGCAAGTAATCGGCATCAACGTGGCTGAAGCTGCTCTCGGTCTGGATAAATCTGGCCGGCTACGGTTCAAGAATCTACGTTCAGAATTGTGGTGGCGTATGCGTGAGGCGCTTGACCCGGCTAATAATCATGGTATCGCTTTGCCGCCAGACAGTCGGTTGCTGGCAGATCTATGTGCACCAACATGGAAGCTTTCGGGCCAGACTTTGATGGTGGCCAGCCGTGAAGAGATCATCGAAAAGATCGGCAGATCACCAGACTTTGCATCTGCCTATGTGTTGGCCCTTATCGATTCACCTAAGCGTTCGATACTTGCCGACATGGGTATTAAGACACAACGCAAAGAATACGATCCGTACAAGATTCTTTGAGTGCCCATGAATAAAAGGTCAGGAGTTATAGTTAGTTATGCCAATAGAAAATTCTTTAACCACGCCCAATCATGTCTTGGCCGAAATTGCCGAGAAAATGAAAGGGAATACTTTGCCTGAAAAAGTAGACAACCTAACCAAAGCGTTATTGGATCAGCCTCAATTGAAGGCTGAAGTGTTTCATCGATTCGCGCCTGGCATTTATATTCGTGAGGCTACCGCGCCTGCTGGCGCCATTGTTGTTGGCCATCACCATAAGCAAGAGCATTTGAATATTCTGATGGTGGGTAAAGTTGTTTTACTCAATGACGATGGCAATACAGTGACGCTTACTGCTCCATCAATGTTTGTGTGTAAGCCAGGTAGAAAAGTTGCGTACATTGAAGAAGATATGGTTTGGCAAAATGTATATTCAACTGACGAAACGGATATCGAAAAGCTTGAAGAAATGTTTCTAGATAAACAGAAAAGCGAAATGTGGATAGAGCATATCGACAACTATCGACAGAAGTTATTGCCAAGACAATCTGATGTGGCTGACTACAACAAGTTTCTAGAAGAGTTTGGCCTTACAGAAGAACAGGCTAGAGCTGCAACAGAGCGAACAGATAATGTAATTCCAATGTCATTTGGCACCTACAAGTTCAAGGTTGGCCAATCAAACATTGAAGGCAAAGGAATATTTGCTACTGCAGATTTTCAGCCTGGCGAACAAATTGGTGTAGCAAGAGAAGGTAAAAATAGAACTGCTCTTGGTAGGTACACAAATCATTCTGCAATACCTAATGCAAAACCAGTATTAGGTGCAGATGAAACTATTTATTTAGAAGCCATCACCAAAATTGATGGATGTTTAGGTGGTCACGATGGAGATGAGATAACCATCGATTATCGTGAAAGTTATAAATTAGCAATTCAATTGGAGAAATAAAATGTCTGCATTCGTAGCTGTTGCGGTAGGTGGTGGGTTGGCTTTAGCTGGTGCTACTACTGCCGTAGCTGTGATTGGTGGTTTAGCTGCTGGTGCTTTGTATACGCAATACGAAACTGGTAGGCAGCAAGTGAACTTGCAGAAGGAAGCTAATGCTCAACAGGCACAGGCTCAAGCTGATGCGCTGACACAGCAGAAAAAAGCTGATGCTGAAGCTAATGCTGCTCGCAATAGGCAAAATCAAAAATCACCAGATGTTTCTAGCATTCTGCGAGCCGCTGGTAGTTCTGGTGGTGGCGCTGCTTCTACCATGCTAACTGGTGGAGCTGCTGGTGGTGGCGGTGGCGGCGGCGGTGGCGGCGGCGGTAAATCACTAGGTTCTAATTCTCTGCTTGGTAGCTAATGATGAAGCCAAATACCGGCAACATTGTCTCGCGTGATCGTTTATTCACGCGATGGGGGCAGCTCAAGAATGAGCGAGCCACATGGTGGGCGCATTGGCAAGAGATAACTCAATATCTCTTACCTCGCTCTGGCCGGTATTTTGTGCAAGATAGAAACCGTGGCGATCGTAGACACAACAACATATATGACAACACTGGCACACGCGCATTGCGTGTACTAGGCGCTGGGATGATGGCAGGAGCTACATCTCCGGCTAGACCATGGTTTAGATTAGGAACTGCTGATCCTGATTTGAATATGTATGCACCAGTTAAATTATGGCTGGATGACGTAACTCGCAGAATGCAGATCATATTCAATAAATCTAATACCTATCGTGCATTGCATGGTATGTATGAAGAACTTGGCGCATTTGGTACAGCAGTTTCTATTGTTTTACCTGATCATAAAAATGTAGTTCATCACTATCCATCTACAGTAGGTGAATATGCTATTGCCACTGATTACCAGGGCAATGTCTGTACGCTATACCGTGAATTTGAAAAGACAGTTGGTGAATTAGTAAAAGAATTCGGTATGGATAATGTTAGCCATACTGTAAAGAATCTATATGACCGTGGCAGCTTAGATAAATGGGTTACAATTATCCATGCTATTGAGCCAAGAGAAGATCGTGATATCCGCAAGAAAGACAATAAAAATATGCCATGGAAAAGCGTTTACTTTGAATTGAGCGGCGATAAAGAGCAGTACCTAAGCGAATCTGGATTCAATCATTTCCCTGTGTTGGCGCCCCGTTGGTCAATTGCTGGCGGTGATATCTATGGTAACTCTCCAGGAATGGAGGCGCTTGGTGATATCAAGCAATTGCAACATGAGCAACTGCGTAAAGCACAAGGTATCGATTACCAAACAAAACCACCATTGCAGGTTCCGACATCAATGAAGAATCGTGATGTTGAGACTTTGCCTGGTGGAATTACATTTGTTGATTCTGCAGGTACAGGGATTAGAACGGCATTCGATGTGAGACTAGATTTATCTCATTTACTTGCTGATATTCAAGACTGCCGTGACCGAATCAGATCATCATTTTATGCAGATTTGTTCTTGATGCTGGCCAATGCGACAGATACGCGCATGACAGCAACTGAAGTGGCAGAACGCCATGAAGAGAAATTGCTTATGCTTGGGCCGGTGTTAGAGCGCCTGCACAATGAGCTACTAGACCCCCTGATCGAAACTACCTTTGAGCACATGGTTACGGCAAATATATTGCCGCCACCTCCAGAAGAGCTGCAAGGCTTGGAGCTGAATGTCGAATTTATTTCGATGTTGGCTCAAGCACAGCGTGCCATTGGTACTAATTCTATCGATCGGTTTGTGGGGAATCTTGGGGCCGTGGCCCAGTTCAAAGCTGATGTGCTGGATAAATTTGATGCTGACCAATGGGTCGAAAGCTATAGCGATATGCTAGGAGTAGATCCTAAATTGATCATTGCTAATGACAAGGTCGCAATCATCCGCTCCGCTAGAGAACGGGCCATGGCTGCCAAGGAACAAGTAGCTGTAGCACAGCAGCAAGCAGATACAGCTAAGACACTGTCTGAAGCTAAAACTGGCGGAGAAAAGAATGCACTCATGGATATCATGGGTCAGTACAGTGGTTACAACTCTCCGACTCCATTACAGGTAGGCTAAAGTAAATGGCATTAGTGAATATGAAAAGCGCTCCAGAAATTGAGCAAGCTGGCCAACCAGATCCAGACGAAGAGCTGTATCCAGAAGGTTTAAAGATCTGCCTTTGTAAGGATGATCTAGAAAAGATTGGCATCAATTCAATGCCACGCATGGGAACTGAAATTACGTTCACAGCCAAGGCTATGGTGGTAGGAATTAGCTCAACTGAAACTCAGGGTAATGGCTCTGAAATGGAAGTTGAATTCCAAATCACAGACATGGGTCTTGATAAACAGTCTGAAGCGACTAAGTCTGCAGCCACTATGCTGTACGGGTGATTTATGCCTGCTAAGTCTAAAAAGCAATTACGCTTTATGCAGGCAGTAGCACACTCAAAGTCTTTCGCTAAGAAAGTAGGCGTGCCTCAGTCTGTTGGTAAAGAGTTCTCATCACACGCTGCTAAACTTTATCCAAGCCACGGCAAAAAGAAGTAATGAAGTTTCACACTGGTAAACCACCAGAGGGATGGGAGTCGATTCCTGGATTCCCTGGATTCATTCGTGAGATAGCTCCTCCTGAGCCGCCAAAGGATGGAGAGCAAGGGCCTGCTGGCCCACAGGGTGAGCCTGGGCCTATTGGGCCTCAAGGGCCTCAAGGCGAGCCTGGAATCCAAGGCCCTAAAGGAGATACTGGCCCACAAGGGCCTGCTGGTAAAGATGGCAAAGATGGATTGCCTGGTAAAGACGGTGCACAAGGTAAAGACGGTAAACCCGGTAAGCCTGGTAAAGATGGTAAAGATGCAATTGGCTTAGAAGACGTAAAAGTTCATGGCCAAGATATGCTATTCAAACTTACTGACGGTAAGGAAAAGCATATAAGAATTCCTACCAGCCAATCATTTGGAGGCGGTGGAACATCCGGCACAAGTGGCGGTGTCAGTTCGATAACTTCTAATGATGGAAGTATCAATGTAAGTGGTTCTACTAACGTAACCCTGTCAGTAAATACCACTAATTTAAATGCCCAGCATTTAGTATGTGAAGTGCGTAATGCAACAGGCAGCACGCTACTGAAAGGCACTCCAGTTTATATCAATGGCGCCATTGGCCAATTGCCTACAGTCACTATGGCAAAAGCAGATTCTGATGCGCATAGTGCTCAGACGCTGGGTGTAATGACTGCAGATCTGGCTAATAATTCAAACGGATATGTAACTATTATTGGGTTCGTAGAAGATTTAGATACTTCTGCGTACACAGACGGCCAGCAGTTATACCTAAGCACTACTACCTATGGAGAATTTCAGACCACAAAGCCAAAGGCTCCAGGCCATTTAGTTTATATCGCAGTAGTTGAGTATGCGCATCGAATACATGGAAAGCTATTTGTTAAAGTTCAAAATGGATATGAGCTAGATGAGATCCATGATGTTCAATTGAATTCGCCAACAAACAATCAATTGATTTCTTATGAGTCTTCTTCTGGGCTATGGAAAAACACATCTAGCCCAACAGTAAACCAATTAACTGCAAGTAAGTTAGATGTTTATGGTTTAAGTTATCTTGACTTAAAATTTAGCGCAACATTTACTTCTGGAACAACTGGTACTTTAACTGGAGAAAATGATTCTTATTATTTCGATATTGTTGCTTATGATTCATATGGAAATCATACAGATCTGTATGTAGATACTTATTATTGGAAATCCTACTACACTGGTGAATTTGATACAAATATTACAATAACATTTAACTGGAACTTATTGCCTGGAGCGGCATATTATAGAGTTTATATTACTGATGATTTTGGGCTGCCTGTCAGTTATGTGCAAACAACTTCAAATACAATAATACTTAGTTCAGCATCACAATTAACTGCAGATAGTAGTTTCCCAACAACACATACAGCTAAATCAAAAATAAGAGGCCCCTTATCAGTTGATGGCCAATTAACTGTTAACAATGGAAGAATATCTGCTGATTCAAATATTTTATCTGAATCTAATATAGGAACTGTATTTAGAAATATAGATACAGGGAATATAAGCGCAGCATCTCTTTATATAAATTCATCTGGTCAGGGAGCATTAAATGCTTCAGTTTATGATGCAGCACTAGACGGTTGGTACAGCACTCCATTCGCATTTGATGGTGGTATCAAACTTACTGGAGAAAGAAGGATTAGTTTTAATTATTATGATCTTTACTTTCCTTTATATGCTCCAGGCGCTCCAGGATATTCTTTAGTTTCAGAAAATGCTGCTGGAGTAACTAAATGGGGATGGGTTGCTGCCAACTGCATTTACTTTAGAAAAGAAGCTTCTACAACATTAGCAAATAGCGCATCGTTTCAATCAATATTTGGATTAAATACTGGAACCCTGCTTGATTCAGCAATGGCTAATTTATGGGAAATAGAGTGTGAATTTAGATTAGATACAACTGGAACAACTTCTCATACTGAATCATTTGGATTAAACAGTTCTAATTCAGTATCAATTACAATTGCAAATAAATCTTGGATTATTAATAGAACAACAATATCAACTACAGGATCTACAGTAATAACTGCTCATGGTTCTGGTGGTGGATTAACCACTGTAACTGGAGCAATTACAACTACACAAGCAGTTGTTTATAGAATTAAAGGTCATTTTGATTTTACAAACACTTATGGATATACAACACCTGGAATACAATTTTCAGCAGCTCCAGGTGGAACTTCTACTATTGCTGCTGGTGCATGGGTAAAAATGTGGCCACTTGGAAATAGAAATGCTAATTCCAATCCTAACGGTCAAAGTTGGTATTAAGGGGTATTTATGAGCGCAACATTTGAATGGCACATTATGGAATTGCAGGCAGTTCCTGCTTTGAATAATCTAACTAATGTGGTTAGAAAAATATTCTGGATTTGTACGGGAACTGAGAATATTGGTGGTAATGACTATCAAATTTCTAGAAGTGCTACTGCATATGTAACTTATGACGAAGCCAACCAATTTATTGAGTTTAGTCAACTAACTGAATCTATTATTTTAGGTTGGGTATGGAGTCAGAAAATTAATAATCAGCAAATGAAAGAAGTAATCGAGTCTGAAATTCAGATCCAGTTAACTAATGAAGTTGCGCCTAAAGAAATTCCGATGATGCCACCTTGGCTTGCTCCAAATCCATCATCTAATCCTACATAACGGGTGGTGCCCGTGATTGTTTTTTTAACTGATAAATTCCAACTATGAGAGAGGAATTTGATCCAGTAGATCTGAAAGCACTGGCCAAAGCTGAAGCAGAAAGAAAGCTTCAGGATAGGTTTGTGCGTAAGAGCGAAGAATCCGATCTCAAATGGCTAATGAGCAGTGAACGGGGGCGCCGGGTTGTCTGGCGTCTTCTGGATCAAAGCGGTGTATTTCGCCTGTCGTTCAACACCAATGCGATGCAAATGGCATTCGCTGAAGGTAATAGGAATTACGGGAATCGTACCCTTTCTTTGATTCACACGTTATGCCCAGAGCAATATCCAACCATGGTGAAGGAGAATGCAAATGACAGATCAGATGCCTAGCGATGCCTCAAATACCAATACAGGCAACGATGCATCACAGCCAGCAGAAGGCCAGGCGCCATTCGCGCATGACGTTTTGTATGGCAATTCTGAGCAAGCCCAAAGCAATGATCAGCAGAATGTTGTAGAAAAAACAACTGATGTGGAATCAAAAAGCGATGAGCAGCAAAGTGAAGATACCGCTGAAGCTGCTTATGAGTTTAAGCCTCCAGAAGGCAAACAATACGACCCAGACACCATTAAAGGGTTTGAGGAAATCGCTAAAGAAACCAAGATCGCGCCTAAAGATGCTCAGAAGATACTTGACAAAATGGGGCCTCTAATGGAAGCCAAGCAAGCTAAATTCCAGGAGCAAGTTAAGCAAGCCTGGATTGAAGCTGTGGTTACCGACAAAGAGATCGGTGGAGATAAGTTATCCGCTTCTTTAGAAGTGGCCAAGAAAGCAGTAACTGCTTTTGGCCCACCCGAATTTGGCAAGTGGCTAAGTGACTCAGGTCTAGGGAATCATCCCGTAATGATCAAGTTACTTTACAACGTAGGCAAAAATATGAGTGGGGATCGTTATGTCGGTCAAACTTCAACGGCTAGTGTAAATCCTAAGTCTATGGGGTTTAACGATTTAGCGAACGCACTCTATTCAAATCAATCTAATTAGGAGTTTTTAAAAAATGGCTACTTTAACCGCTACAAACTTAACGCTGGCCGATTGGGCCAAACGGG